CCCCCCCCACACCCCCGATTTAACAGAGCGTGGAGATAACTGGTTCAGGGACCTTGTTTCTTCTTTATACAATTGGGAGCCTGTTTACTCGACCGCATACGATAATTCATTAGATGGTAGTGGTTCTCCTGATTCTCCACCCTACATAGAAGAAATAGGTGGTACTGAAGGTGAAGACTTAGAACACGAAAACAAACCACCCTTTGTAATTGTAAATTACATCATAAAAGCGAAACTAAATTAAAAGAGAGAACACTATGGCACAAGAAGAAAACAATAAAGTAGATTCAACAAGTGTTGAGTATGATGAAATGTCAGCGAAGTGGGAGTTGTTACACGCTCTTATGGGTGGGACACAAGAAATGAGAAAAGGAAGAACCAAGTGGCTTGCACAAGAACCACGAGAGTCATCCGAAGCATACATAAACAGACTTAATCGTTCTTTCTTGTATGGTGCTTATCGAGACACAATAGAAAAACTTGTATCAAAACCATTTAGTAGACCTGTTCTTTGTTTAGGTGACAAGACCGACCAAACAAATGAATGGATTAAAGATATGGACATGAATGGAAGAAACCTTACACAATTCTCAAGAGATGTCTTTACAGCAGGGGTTACTTATGGGTGTTCACACATTTTAATTGATTTTCCTCAATTCTCCTCTACTGCAACTCTTGCAGACGAAAAAGAAGCGGGAGTTCGCCCTATTTTTGTTCATGTTAATCCTACACAAGTGATAGGTTGGAGAACTGAAATAGCAGGTAGTGGTAAAGAGGTTTTAACACAAATAAGAATACACGAACGAAAAACAGAATCAGAAGGAGAGTTTGGAGACAAAGAAGTAGATTATATTCGTGTATACACACCCCACGATTGGCAACTCTGGAGAAAAGACGAAAATAAAAAAGAATCAGATTACTCTTTGATTGATTCCAATACACACTCTTTCGGAAGCATCCCCATTACCACTTTTTATGTAGCAAGAACAGGAACTATGACCAGTACACCCCCTATGGAGGATTTGGCTTGGCTAAATCTTGCTCATTGGCAAAGCATGTCTGACCAACGGAACATTTTAAGGTTTGCAAGGGTTGGTGTGCTATTTGCGGCAGGATTCTCAGAAGAAGAAATGGAAGAGGGTCTTACAATTGGTCCTAATCAACTTATTCGCTCAACGAATGCAGACGCAAGGGTTAGTTATGTAGAACATAAAGGTAGTGCCATTCAAACAGGGCAAGAAGACTTAGACAAACTTGAAGAAAGAATGAAAGTTCTAGGTCTTCAACCTATCGTGCAACGCTCAGGAAACCAGACAGCAACAGGCAGGGTTCTTGACGAAAGTAGAACACATACATCTATACAAGCATGGATTCGCTCACTTGAAAATACATTACGACAAGCATTTGAATATGCAACACAGTGGACTAAAACTGAGTTGCCTGAAACTTTTTCTATTGATATTAACAATGATTTTGGTCTTTCCGAACGCATTGGTGATGATATTCGCTCCCTCATCGAAATGCGTAAAGCGGCGTTGCTATCAGGCGACACATTCTTACGAGAAGTTAAAAGGCGTGGGTTGTTGTCGGAGGTTGTGGATATTGACTCAGAACTTGAGGCTATCGAAGAAGAAGGTCCGCCACTTGGATTGCTTTCATTCCCACTTACCGAAGACACAAACGAAGATGAGAATGAAACGCAAGAAAAGAAAGAAACTAAATTAGATGCTAAGTATTGATAATAATTTAAAGGAAACAACTATTTGTGATAGGTGTGGACGACCATTTAACCCAGTTTTTTGCCACGGGCATATACAGTGTGCATTATGTGGTCAGATACAAGTTGGTGGTGATTGTTGTCAGGGGCAACAACAAAAAGAATCTGACCAAGATGACTTAGGAGAGTAATGTCACCCCATTTTGATTTTGTTGGATTTTCAGAAAGACAAAAAGCACTGGGTCTTATTGGCTCAGTAAACGAAGCATTACATGATTCGTCTATCTTACATGCTGTTTACATGGAAAGATTGAAGACCCACGAAGCCAACGCAATAGTTGCTTTTTTAAATAATGATATGTTCCCAGATATTGCTGCTACTTTAGAAAAAAGACTTTCTCGCATAACTGCTAGGGGATTTGACAGTAATGTTTGGAAAACAAAACGCTACATAGCAATGTTAAAAAGCATAAATGAACTTATTAGTGTTGGGTTGTCTAACGCTAGTGCTGATGTTAGAAAGAATCTTGCAGAGATTGGTGTGTACGAAGCACGATACCAACATGCTATGCTAAGTAATACGCTTGAACAAGCAGGTGTATTGCATTTAGTTCCTGAAATTGTTTTACCTAGTACAAATATGTTGCGATCTATTGCGACAAGCAAACCCTTTGAGGGTAGGTTTTTAAAAGATTGGTGGAAAGGGTTGGAGAGAAATGCACAAGCGACCATTTCAAGTCAAATTAACATTGGTGTTGCTACTGGTGAATCTACGCCTAAAATTATTAGGCGTGTTATGGGTACATCGTCTGCTTCTTTTGCTGATGGGGCAATTCACACGACAAGACGACACGCAACAACAATAGTTAGAACTGCAATAAACCATATAGCATCACAAGCAAGAGAGATGCTTTGGGCTGAGAATAGTGACATAATAAAAGGAATTAGATATGTTGCTGTTCTTGATGGGAGAACAACAGATATTTGTAGGACATTAGACGGGCAAGTGTTTGGAATCTATGAAGGACCTAGACCACCAATGCACCACATGTGTCGTTCAACAACGGTTGCAGTAACTAGGAGTTGGAAAGAATTGGGTATTAACTTGAGGGAAGCCCCTATGGGCGCACGGACATCAATGAATGGGTTAGTTCCTGCAAATGTAACTTATGCTCAGTGGATTAGAAGACAGCCAATAGAGTTTCAAAATGAAGTAATGGGTAAAGGCAAGGCGGCATTGTATAGGCGGGGTGTTGTGCCTATGGAAAAGTTTATTGATAGCAAATACAGACCCTTAACGCTCGACCAATTAGTTAAATTAGAAGACCTTATGCTTTCTCGTTAGTTTCATTTTCCCACTGTTGTTCTAGTACCACAACAATTATTCGTAATCTATCCGCCACCCATTTCATATCGCCTTTATCTGGTTCTTTTATTTTCTCACTATTGGATATTTCTTGGAGGATGCGTGGAAATCCTCTTAAAGCACTTAATAGTCTTTTTGTGGGTGTAGTTTGAAGAAGTTTTACCACCTCATCTTCGGTCATCCCTTCTGTTTTTGTTTGCCAAGATGGAGAATGAGGGATTGTCACTATAAAGAAACCTTGCACCCAAATCTATGAAGAATTTTAGCAATGTCTGTTGCGGATTCTGTTATTGCATCTTCGTCTAGGTCGGGTAGTGCGGCGTGTAGGCATTCATGCAACACAGTATCGAGTTGGTCTATGGGGGTCTGGTTACGGGCTATAAGAATCCTCTTTTGCGGAGTATTAGAAGGGTCAATGCTTCCACAACTACCATCTTGCAGGTAATCTACTACCTCCAGACTCCACCTTTTACCTCTTATTTCAACACGCATTGCTTTGTCATCCTGATTAGTTCCGCATCCCAACACTTGCCTACAAGACGAGATGGGCGGTCTATTCGGCATTTAACAACAAGTATTGCTGCCCCCCACAGGCTAGAGTCTTTACGAATCATATAGTCTGGTTTTAGTGGACCGCATGTGCCTACATTAGCATACCAAAACGGAAGTGGAACTTTTTTTGTTCGTAACATTTGTGTGGGAGGTATAGGTCTGTGGGTATGTCCACGAACCATAAGTCTAAATGTTTGTTGTTGCGCATCTGGCATAGTGTTTAACATTTGAAGCCCCTCTAGTTCATCACTTTGTAGAGAAATATCAAAGCCGTGGTAAAAACAAATCTGCCCAATGCTTTTAACACATCGAGAAGATTTTTCGTATGGTAGCCACTCCCATTTTTTGAACTCTTCCCTAAAAATAGGGTGCATATTCCAATGCACTAGGCTTCTTATTCGTGCAGGTACTCTTCTTGGGTCACGGGCTTCTATATTCGCATCGTGGTTCCCTTTGTTTATCCAAAGTTCAGTGTCAGGATTCAATACACCTCGTATCGCCGACAAGAGAATATGGGCATGTTCATATTCTTCTTCCAGTGTGTGTGCGTTTATATCATCGGATGGAAAAACCGAAGCGGCATCAGAATCAAAAACGTCCCCTAAATGTCCAAAATGAGTAAGCCCCTTTATGTTAGACAGTGTGGAAAGAACCCAATCAACAGTATCGGTTGGTGTGTGTGGTGCATGTGTACAAGATATACACGCAATTTTCGCCGTCTTATGTGTCTCCATAAAGATTCTTGCCTTGTACTACTAATCGGACATTATGGCGAAAGAGTAAGAATTGATTACATACCTAAAAACACACTATTCATTAACTAATACTTTTCACAAAGTAAAAACTAATTCCAAAGTGATAGTAGGTATGT